GTCGTGCTGCTTTCCCCCCACATACTCCCTCCCCCCCCCCCCCCCCCCCCCTTAAAGGGGGCATAACCATCCATGATTATGGTGAATTGCAACCATAGTTGCGAATCGCTATAAGCCGCCGTTCGTTGATCTGACCGCTGAGTGCTCCGCTGATTTTCCCATTTCCGTTGTGCAAAGAGATGCAAGGAGATGCAACACAAGTAAATGCGGTATAACTGCACTTACTTGTTGCCGCGTCCGCTTCTTTTTTGCAAATTGGCTTTGCCGCCAAGTCTAAACCTGTTTGTGATGCGTGATTACGATTTCCGCTGAGACTCTTGGCGGCAAAACGTGGCCCCGCCTCGACAACGCAAACGGGCTTGGACTTGGCGGTCTAAGTGCGGATGAAAAGTCGAGCGGGGTTTTTTCTTTTTAAGCGCCAAGGAGTGGGCAGCAACATGGCAAGAGTCAACGTGGATCAAGAATTCTGGTCGGATCCAAGATTTGATTATCTGGCGACGATTTTGGGGCAAGAAAGCGTCCCCTTGCACGTCCAAAACCTTTGGCTTTCGAGGTATCGCTGCTTGCTTTTGTGGAACCACTGCTACAACAAACGCACCCCAAAACTGACTCCAAAACAGGTTGCCTATGCCTGCCAGTGGTCGGGAGATCCTGAGCAACTTATCGACGCTTTTGTCGAAGCAGACGTCGTTTTTCGAGATGGGCAGGACGTCGTCGTCAAGGGGATCGACAAACGCATCGCGTATCTGGTCGGACAGGCCGAAAGGGGAAAACTAGGCGGAAGGCCAAGGAAAATTGGAAAACAAAAGCCTGCGGCAGCAAGTGCAATGGAGATGCAAAAACCAAACGCTTTTGAAAGCGAAAGCAGTGCGAAAACCATTGGCCAAGCAAACGCTTCAAAATATGAAAGCCTACCTCTTGCTCTTTCTCTTGCTCTTCCTCCTGCTCTTTCTCTTGCTCCTGATAATAAAAATAATACCCCCCCTCCCCCCTCCGGGGGGTGCAGTGTTGTCGCTGAAAAAAATTCAGGCAGTGATTCGAATTCAAAACTTGAAGCCGAGGAAGATCCCACTCCCGGGAAGGAGCCAAGGAGAAAGCCAGTCACTCAACCCCCGGGCGTGAGCGACCAGACGTGGTCCGACTTCCTGGCAAGCCGGAAGATCGCCAAGGCCCCGGTCACGCAGACAGCCCTCGACGGGATCATCCGCGAGGCGTCAAAGGCCGGGTGGACCCTTGAGGCTGCCCTGACCGAGTGCGTGCTTCGAGGTTGGAGGAGCTTTAAGGCCGAGTGGGTGTCTTCAAAGCGGCCATCCAGTGAACCGCCTCCAAGGGACAAGCCGATTGTCTGGTCAAACGGGGGTCGGTTTTGAAGCCTGAGACAAGACAGTGCCAGGAGCACGGCAGCTACCAGTCCGAGCCCGTGACGCTTACGGGACGGCATTTTTTCTGGACAAGTTGTCCTGGATGCCAGGCCAAAAGAAAAGCCGCCGAGGAAAAAGAAGAGGCCGAACGCCGTCGCCGCGAGAAAGAGGCCGAGAAACGTCTGCGCCTTAAAGACTCTGGCATCCCACCACGTTTTGCCGACGCCTCGCTTGAGGCGTGGCAGGTGAAAAACGCAGGCCAAGAGCGTGTCTTGGAGTTTGCAAAAAACTACATCCGGGACTTCCGCGAAATTTGTGGTGGCGGCCGGTGCGCGGCATTTGTTGGGAACCCGGGAACTGGGAAGACCTACCTTGCCAGTGCTATTGGCCTTGCGCTCATCGACCTTGGCCTCTCGGTTGTTTACGCGAAGGTGCAGGACGTCATGCTTCGCATCAAGGCGTCTTGGCGGGACCGTAACGGCGAGGAGACAGAGCTTGAGATCATCTCTGGCCTCACAGATCCGCACCTTCTCATTCTGGACGAAATTGGCGTCCAGTTTGGAAGCGACTTTGAACGGCAGATGCTTTGCCACATTTTCGACGAGCGTTACATCAGGCGGCGTCCGACGCTGATTCTGTCAAACCTCCCGACGTTCGAGATGAAGCGATTTCTTGGTGAGCGAGTGGCCGACCGGATGAACGACAACGGCCTTGGTGTCATCGAGTTTGACTGGGAGAGCCAGAGATGATTGCCAGCCAAGATGCCATGGCGTCTTACTACCAGGGCCTTCCCCAGCGGGAAAAAGACGAGCTGCAAATTGTGGGCATGGTCTGGAACAACGGCCCGAGGGAGGCAAGCCGCATTGTCGAGGAGTGCCTTGGTGCCGGTCTTTCCCCCGATCACTTCCAGCGGGAAAGCCACAGGACATTCTGGGGCTGGATTGTAGACGCCTTTCAGTCTGGTCGGCCGCTTGGATGGGAAGCCGTGACGGCCGGCAAGGTTTACCCGCCGATCTGGAACGTTGAGATCGTCGATATCCTCGTAAACGCGCCCGTAGCGCAGTCGGCTGTCTATCACGCTAACCACATCATTGCCCTTTCGCAGGCCGAGGCCGTTGCAAGAAAGGCAAACGAGCTGGCGGCAAACGTGGCGTCCCTCAATCCAGATGAGCCAAAAGACGTCTCATCGCTTGCGGCAAAGACCTGGGACGATCTCTTAACGGTCAAAGCGGTGAGTGGAGGGCGCACGGTTCTTCTCCAGGAGAGCCTTGAGGCTGCGACAGAAGAGCTTGAACGGGCGATAAAGGCCAAGGCCTCCGGCGAGTCGCTTCTGATCAAAACCGGCCTTGGAGAGTTTGACGCAAAATATGGCGGCATCAACCGTCAGGGCTTCCACGTCCTCGGAGCAAGACCGGGGGTGGGCAAGACGACAGTCGCCATCAACATCGCCCTGGGAGCGGCAAGATCCGGTTCCCGCGTTCTCTACTTCACTCACGAGATGGGCCACACGGAACTGACGACAAAAATGATTTCCCACGGCAGCAGGATCTCATCCAACCGGATGAGGCGGGGCGAGTTTGGGGAGGGAAGCGACATGGAGGCCTTCAAAGAGGCCATCATTTCGCTGCGAGACCTTCCCGTTGCGATTGACGACAAATCGATGCCCGACTGGAACGTCGTCGAAAGGCGAATCCGTCAGCACGCGAAAAGCTACAAGCTCTCTCTTGTGATCGTCGACTACCTCCAGCAACTTTCCTGCCCGGGGGAAAGGTGGAACTCCCGGGTGCAAGAGCTGACCCACATCACGGGGCGCATCAAAGCGCTCTCGCAGGAACTTAAAATCGCTGTCCTTGGCTGCGCCCAGCTTAACCGTGACGCCGAGAGGACAGGGGCCGTGGTCCCAACCCTTTCGATGCTTAAAGACTGCGGCTCGCTTGAACAAGATGCCGACATCGTGATGTTCGTCCACCGGGGGACAGAGGACGAGCCCACGCAGCTTTTGGTTGAAAAGCACCGCCACGACGAGGCGGGGGTCAGTTTCCCGCTTGAGATGGAACTTGCGTTCTCACGGGTCAAAACAACGGGCGATGCCGGCAAGATCATCCGTCGCCGCCAGAAAGATTCGGCCGATCAGGTGCTCGCCTCTCTCGGATCCCAAAGGTGAGATGCAAGGAGATGCAGAACAGAAGTTTCATCAAAGCAGTGAAAAAAAACGACGGTTGTTTCCGACAAAACGAGGGAATTCGATTGATGGACAGCGAAAATCTCAAACCTAAAAGCCTGTTCGGTGGAAATCGTAAGGCGGGGCCTAAAAAACGCAAGGCGACTATAGAGCGATTTTGCATATCAGAAATGGAAAAACTCGGACTAATAAAATCCGATAAAAAAGAATTTCGGAAAATCGAATTTTGCGAACCGATGGCTGTGAAGGAGGTCATTCAGGCTGGCGATGTTTTTCTGATTAGATTCCGTTGCGAAGTATGCCGTGCGATTTCAATTTCTTCTCTGAACGATATTTCCTGTGCGTCCTGTCAGACAGAATGGCCCAATCGAGGCGTCACAGATCCAGGTCGGCTGAACTTTCGTTGTTTGGCGGGAACGGCACGAAAAAAAGGCGTGATCTCAGTAAAAATCGTCAGAAGGCTGATGGAGATTCAGCAAGGCGACTGCGCGTATTGCTTTAGCAAGTTAGAAAAATACCACATCGAGCACATCATCCCGATTAGCTTTGGTGGGACAAACAACTTCAACAATCTCGTTTTGTCCTGCCCACGCTGCAACCAAGTTGCCGGGTCGTCGGTCTTTCCGACCATGGAAGCCAAAAGGGCGTACATCCAGAGAAGACGGTTCCGGTTTGGCGTCGCATAAAAAAATATTTTGATGGGCAATAGAGATGCAATGAAGATCAAGGAAGTGCAAGAAGACGCAAAGCAGTTGGGCGGCAGTGGTTTCACGGGATTGACTCGCTGATGCAAAGTGTTTCAAAGTCGCATCATGACGCCTTGGTTAGGCGTCCAAGCGAAGAAAAAAATACAGAGCGTCAGGTGTCGGGGGTGCTTGCCATGCAAAGAACCCAATCAGAGAAAGCTTTTTTGAAAATCGAAGAGCTGATCGACTCTGGCATTGAGCCGTCGGTGGCGATTGAGTGCGTCAAGTCGGATCTGAAAAGGATCTTTTCAAACGACGCCGACTACATCGACACGGTCGAGTGGATCATCAAGCAACTTCAGCGGAGGCAGACTGGTGAAGGTTTTGACGACAGTGATTTCTGATTTTTGCCGACGCTTTCGCAGGAGCCTCACGCAAGCAGGCTATGGTCGGGGCGGCGACATTAGTGGTGCGCTTTTGATTCAGGCCCTCAAAAGGGGCCAGAAGGAGCAGTGGCGGTGACAAGTGCAAAGGCCTTTGAAGTTGATTACCTGGACGATGAAGACACTGTGCGCGTTACGACTTCCATGGAGGAGTTTGACCAGCGCGCTGTGGACGAGCGCGTCAGGCGTCGTCCGGTGGATTTTATAGACGACAACGTCTACGTCAGCCAAAGGACTGCGGCCATGGTCCTTGACTGCGCACTGAATACGTTTCGCAACGCCGTCGCCCGGGAAGGGGTGCAGCGCTACCTGATTGGCCGAAACGTCCGTTACCGCTGGGGTGAGATCCGCGAAAAAATCCTGAAAGAAGAAAAAAAGAGTGGAGAAGAAAATGAATCGTGACGACCAGGTCTCTGCCAGAAAAGCGGCAGAGCGCCTTTCCATCACCCTTCAGCACTTTAGAAACCTTGCGGCTGAACTTCAGTTTGAGCGAGAGCGGGTCTCTCCGCGGCGCGTCATGTACTCGTGGACGGACATCCTTGAGCGCCTTTCCCTTGCAAGCGGCAGGAAGGCCGAGGTCAAAAATCCGTCGCGTGCGGTTTTTGTTGATCAAAAAGAAGCCTCACGCCGCCTTGGGATAGCCATCAACACGTTCCGCCATCACGCGGCAAGGACCGGGCTTCTTCGTTACTCCATTGGAAAACGCGGAGTCCGCTACAGGTTGGATGAGGTCGTGGAGAAGCTGGCTCAGGCGCAATATTGATTGCCCTGAGGGTGAGTTCATGGGTGGTTTAGCTGGTTGAGTAAATGAACCGCCCACAAGAGGACCGAGAGATGAGCATACACAAAAGACCGAGTGGTAAATGGTTGGTTGTTTGGCGTTACTGCGGAAGGCAGTATTCCAAGACCTTTGAGCGCAAGGAAGAGGCGCGGGCTTGGGAAGCGAAACTTGAGATTGCAAAGCAAACCCCAGGAAGCCTCCGCGAATTGACGATCCCCGGCTACGGGGTGCCAACCTTCAACGAGTTCTGGCCCGTCTGGCTTGAAAAACACGCCAAGGTTTTCAAATCTGCCGGAACCGCCCACGGTGACGAAAACATTATCCTCAAGCACCTTGCTCCGCGCCTTGGCGAGATGAAGCTGACTGAGATCACCCGCGCGGTAGCAACAGACCTTCAAGCCGTCTTGTCCAAGGGAAGAAAGCCGCGGACCGTCAACTCGATCGTCGGTCTTCTGAAAAAAATGATGAATGATGCGGTTTACTGGGAAGTCATTTCAGAGAACCCGATTGCGATTGTCCGGCCGCTTAAGCTCACCGAGCAGCCATTCAACTACTGGGACTTTCAGGAGGCGGAAAAGTATCTCGCATGGGCGGCTCAACACGATCCTGGTCTTTATATGCTGGCGTCGGTCCTGATGAACACCGGACTCAGGCGTGGCGAGGCAGAGGCTCTCTTGCGCGGGGATCTCGACTTTGACCGCCGCCTTCTCACCATTTCAAAGTCTTTTGACTACGTCACAAGGACGGTGAAGCCGCCCAAGGGAAGGCGCACCCGTTTCATCCCGATGAACCAGATTGTCTACTCCGACCTTGAGCACCTGAAACCGGCCTCAGCCGAGACGAAGGTTTTTAATTTCCCCATGCTCCTGGAACGGCTTTGCGGAAAAGAGTTCAAGCCGTCGTGCCAGAAGGCCGGAGTTAAGCCCATCGGCATCCAAGACCTCCGCCATACGTTTGCCTCGCACCTTGCGATCAAGGGCGTTCCGGTCGGGGTGATCCAAGCCCTCATGGGCCATGTCAGCGTCACGACGACCCAGCGTTATATGCATCTTTCGCCAAAATGGATGGAGGGGTCAACGGCCGCGCTCGAAGCTCGTGGGCTCGATGCCTCTGTTGCTTTGGAAAAGCTGCATTGACTGAAGTGTTGACTGAAAGTTATCCGGCCTCAGCCGTAAGATCGAAAATAAGCAAAAAGACCCAAGCAGGAAAAGCAAGGATTTCGTAATGAGATTAGTTAGTTATAGTGGGGAGGTAGTGGCGAACCCGGCAGGACTCGAACCTGCGACCGCCGGATTAGAAAACCACGCAATCAGGCTCATCCATAAATTTCCCGCTCAGTCCGCTTTGCCCGTAACCACTCAATTTTACTTTACTTCAAGCGGGCTCAGCAAGAGTTCACAGGCCTCCTGTGGCGCCCGGTTATTCAACAAAAATGCAACCGGATGTTGACTGAATGTTATCCGGCCTCAGCCATTGGAGATCCGCCGATGAGTCCGAAAATCAGCCCAAAACCGTGGTCCTTTTGCGAGCAGTCGAAGTCCATTTTAGATGCCGACGGGAGGTCTGTCTGCGGGTTCTTTTCCGGTGACGACGACGGGCGGTGGGTGGCCTCGGTGCGCTCGCGCTTTGACGACATCGTGCTGGAGGCGAACAAATTGGCGAGCAGGGCAGAGGAGCTTGAAAGAAGGCTCAAGGCCCAGGACAGCCTGATCAAGGCCATGAAAGAGGAGCTGGGGCAGGCCCAGTGGTGGGTGACTCGCTACTTTGAAGCGAGGACCAGCCAATGATGACCGGGGGCGACAAGGACGGAACGGACTTCTGGCAGCACCTTTACGAGTCGTGCGACCCAAACATCTGCGTCTGGTGCCAGACCTCGCAGGAGTTCATCAGGTGGCACGACATGAGGGAAATTGAAATCGGAAAGAGGGTGAAGGATGAGTGAGTTTATCGAGGGGTTCAAAATCGGCGTCCAGTTGCTCGCCTTCTTAGGGGGGTTCTTCTCAGCGGTCTTGCTTGCCTGGATTGCTGTCGGCCTGGTTGGCGATGCTTTTAGAAGCAGGCTCATCCCATGAAGTTTTGGGTGCCTCTTTCAACCGCCGAAGAGATTGTGGACGTTTTTCAAAAACGCCTCAAATTTTCCTCACTACCTGGGGTTGTCACCATGACAGTCCGTCCTGGGGAAAGCGCCTTTGCCGTCACGCTTAGAAGCGGGCGGGTTTCTGTCCTCAGCTTTCTTGTGACGAGCGAGGACTCAGGGGCGACCGTGACCCTTGTCGATAAAGAGGTCTCCCGCGCCCACCAGACCTTTATCACCGATCTCTCGGAATGGATCTATCACCACGCGCGAGCCATTGGCGGACGGAGGACGATACTTTGAAGATCGTGGAGGTGTGCATGAAACCAAAATCCTTTGCAATGCTCCAATCCGAAGCCTTTTTCCTTGGGCTTTTCATCGCAACAATTTTTGCCGTGCTGATTTTAGCCGTTATGAAAAGGAGGGTTGATCGTGCGCAAGGTGACGATTGAGTTTGAATTACCAGAAGACAGAGAAGCTCTCTCGGCCGTCATGAAATCCGGTGGCATGGAGTCATTTATCTGGGACGTCGAGCAGGAGGTTTTCCGTCCTGCCAGAAAACATGGCTACGCGGATCAGGAAATCCAAGGGCTGATTGACGCCCTCGACCGGCTCGTTGAACAGCACGCTGGGGATGACCACCCGGCAGGCGAGTTTGGCCACCTTGGGCCGACCGATCTGATCCGGCTTTTGGAGGAAAAATACTACGCGCTCAAGCGCGAGCGTTTTGACTGAAACAACTGACATGGGGAGGTTTCACACGGTGACAAAGCAGATCACGATGGCAGGGCTTAAGGGCAAGGTGGACTTCATTTCGGGGCTGACTGGGATTGAGTTTCGTTTTTTTCCTGGGACTGCCAAGGACGCCAAAGGCTATCTCATGCGTCCAACTGACCCGGACAAGGCTTCGCCGTTCATTCCAGGCGGCTTGATTGGACGAACGCGCCACGAGGCAAACCGCACGCTGGACGCGATCCTCGCCGGGATTGGCTTCGTTGCGGGGGTGCCCATGGTACGCGAACGGGGGGAAAAATGACTGAGCTGGCGACAGTCACAAGAAGGCTTCTTGAGCTGGTGAAGGGTGCCGTCGCCGAACAGGCGATTGCCCCGGACTATCTTTCTGCCATCGAAGAGGAGTTGGGACGCCTTGCGGCGGTGAGAGAGGATGAGACGGGGAGGGAACTTTAAGTGCCAACACTCAAAGAATTAATGGGCGACAAGACAAGAGGCGACGGGCGGAAGTTTGCAAGATTAAGCTGGGATAATGACCGCTGGTATGAACCTATTTTTTATTACGAAAAAGAAAAATGTTGGTTCGGTCTGAATACAGACGGATGTCTGAATGAATTTTCAGACTCATCAGATTCCTCCAAAAACGTATGTGGAAAATTTGACTTTGATGACTGGCAGGAATGGACGCCGCCAAAGCAGACGAAGAAGGTGAAGCTCTATCGGCCAATATTTGAATCACCAATGCCCGGTAAATATGTTGTAGGCGATGAAGCCGCGACGTCAAAGGATCTAGTGATTTGCCCAGCGAAACCAGTCGGCTGGCAGGAAATGGAAGTTGAGGTTGAAGAATAAATAACTTCGGGCGGCGTGGGAAGCTGTGGGCCGATGACTTTAACCGTCGGTTAGGTTGCTAGCACCGATTCGGACTTGAATCCGATGCACTAGAGACACGCGGGTTTTAATTCGTATCGGACGCGGATACGAGAATTAATCTACAAGCGTTGGCCGGAGTCGCGACCGGCCCCGAAGACAAAAATAAAAAGGGGCTCTTGGCCCCTTCCTCACTCCCTGCACCCGTCTTCGCTTCCGTAAACCCCGCAGACTTGTAACCCCTTTTTTGCAGCCCATGAGCGGAAAAAAGACCTCGCTTGGTCGGTGTAGGTCGCGCTCAAAAAGCTCATGACCCGGATGTCTCCCCGCGAGTTGACGCCAACCACCCTTCTCCTGCCGTCTTTCTGGATGCGAAAGCCAGGTCCTCCCGAATCGCCAAAGCAAAGGGCCGCTCCGCTGGCAAGGACGATGTCATTACTCCTGCCGGCCGGGACATCAAGTACCTTGGCCTCTCCAATGCGGTAAATCCCGTCATTGCCCCCGGTGCCCCGCCCAGGAACAGTGCAGCCGTAGCCAGTCAGCATGAGAAGATCCCCCTCTTCAACTGCCCTCTCGTCTGCCTCAAGGCGCTCAAAAGGAATCCCCTCAACTGATCCGTCAAGAGAGCAAAGAGCCCAGTCAGCCGTCTCATTTTTCTTGTAGCTCCTCGCCTGCTCGCAGCTTCCCCGGAAGGTCTTTCCCCCAAGATCAAAGCGGATGGTTTTTTTTCCAATGGCACAGTGAGCCGCAGTCAAGACAGCCCTCTCACCGACTACAGTCCCCGAGCACCATCCGCCGTCAATTTCAAGGTAGACGCTCGCAGGATACTCTCCCGCCGGGGCGGGGCCTCCTCCGATAAGCTCGATGGATTCAGCCATCACAGGTGATGCAAAGAACATCAAAGCGGAAATCAAATTAAACATAGGTTGCTCCTCTCCCTCTATACCTTCAGCATATAGAGCGCCCCCCCCGACCAAGGTGAGTTAGGTCAAACGGCGAAGCCATGCCTTGCGGCAGCGTTAGACTTTGTGAGTGTGCTTTTACGGTGGGGGAAAAACGTGGCAGCGACCGTGTGGCCGATAAAACTCCCGGGCTCCTGGCGAAAGCTAATGGACAGAGTGGCCGTCAAAAACCCGCGCCAAGCCGCCCAGTTTGCCCACCTGAGAGCCGTCACCTACTCGCCAGAGCTTATCGTCCTTGAGCCCCAGAGCGAGGCCATAGCAGATGCCTTCAAGGCAGACCCCATGCTCCAGTCGCACCTTCTTCGCTACCTTGTCATTAACTTTGGCTTCACGGGCCGCGTTGAAGTAAGGCGCATGGCGCAACGTCATGCAAGGTGATTCAACCGCATCCGGCCTCTCACGCTCTCTCTCAAACTCGCCCTACAATTAGAAAAAGCCTCACAACCAAGGGTGGCAGAGATGTCTCACAGCAAGGCAGTCCTGTTGAAGGTGATCGCTCGGGCAAAAAAAGAGCTGGGCGACCCGCAGCGCCCAGGAGAAACCCAGCGCCTGATGAAAAGAAGAAAGCGCCGCGCTGCCCGCCAGCTCGAGCTGATAAACCTTGTCCTCACCTCATGGCTTAAAAACAATGAAGAAGAAGAGGTGTTCCAGATTAAAGAAGACGAGATTGTCATGGCGCCTCCAAAGAAAAGAAAGCCACGCAAAAAAAATCCCAAAGCAACTGACGCAAAACCAATAGATATATAGAATTCAAAAAAAGCCCGTAAAATAAGGCTTACGACTGAATCACTTTGAATACGTTTGGATGCGGGCAGAAAAATGAAAAGCAAAGAGATGCAAAGCGATGCAACTTCGCCAAAGCGTGACGTGCGGATGAAAGACGGTCTTGATTTTGAGACCATCCAGCAGATTGAAAAGCTCTCGGGGCTTGGCCTGACGCAGCCCCAGATTGCGTATGTGGTTTCGATCAAGCCAAAAAAATTCCAGTGGTACCTGCAAAAAGACTCTCTTCTGCGCGAGGCCATGGACCGAGGCATTGCCCGCGCCAATGCCCAGGTGGCGATGACGCTTTTTAAGCTCGCAACCTCTGGCGAGTGCCCGGCTGCGACTTTCTTTTGGGCCAAAACGCGCATGGGGTGGAAGGAGTCAAACCATCTGGACGTGAGCCTGCGGCCTGATATCGTCTACCGCTCGACGGTGAAAGCAGACGGCAGTCTGATTCAAGAAGTCATTGAAGAGGGGAAGGTGCTTGATGCCGAAGGAAAGCCGTAAAAAAGAAGCGGGCAGGTTTTCGCTTGAAGACCAGATCAAAGCCGCAAAGGTGGTGCTTCACCGCACCGATCAGCTGATCCCCTATGCCAGGAACGCAAGAAAGCATGAGCCCTGGCAGGTGGCCCAGATCGCAGCAAGCATCAAGGAGTTTGGCTTCACCAACCCTGTCTTGATCGACGAGACAGGGGAGATCGTGGCGGGCCACGGCAGGGTAATGGCGGCCCTTAAACTGAACCTAGAGGAAGTCCCCTGCATTGTCCTTCGGCATCTCACGCCAACCCAGCGGCGGGCCTACGTCATTGCAGACAACCAGCTTGCCCTTAACTCGACCTGGGACACGGGCCTTTTGGGAGTCGAGCTTGAGGAGCTAAAGGTCGGCGGCTTTGACTTGGATCTCCTTGGCTTTGGAGATGACGAGCTGAAGGCCATTCTGGACGGCGCAAATGGCGTGGAGGGAACAGAAGGCCTGACCGATCCCGATGAAGTGCCAGAGGTTGAAAAGCCGATTGTCTCGCGCGGCGAGGTCTGGGTGCTTGGAAATCACCGGCTCATGTGCGGTGATTCGACTGCGGTGACGGATGTGGAAAAGCTGATGGGTGGTCATCGTGCGAAACTTTTTGCAACAGATCCGCCTTATGGAATCAATCACGTCGAAGTTTCTCAGGAAAAAGGACAGTCGAAGGGTTACAAAAAAATAGCAAACGACGATCTTCAAGACGAAGCGTTGAAGGAGTTTCTGTTCTCTGCTATATCCACTGGGATCGCTGCCGCTTGTGAAAATAACTTTGCTTTTTACATGTGGCACGCAGTGAAAAAGGAAGCCAACATTGCTGCTGCTGCTGCTGCTGGGATATTATTTCACCGACAAATAATTTGGGTTAAGCCGCATTTCGTTTTTGGGCGCGGTCAATACCACTGGCGTCACGAGCTTTGCCTGATGGGCTGGCTACAAGGAAACGAACCACCTTTTTATGGCGAGAGAAATCAGTCGACAGTTTGGGAGATTGGGCGTGAAAACGACAAAATCCACCCTACACAAAAACCAGTCGCCATTTCCGAGATTCCGATTCTCAACCACACCAAGCCAGGCGAGATATGTTACGAGCCGTTTAGCGGATCTGGTGGGCAACTGATTGCAGCAGAGAAGCTCGGTCGGCGATGCTTCGGGATGGAGCTGGAACCCCATTACTGCACCGTCATCTTAAAACGCTGGGCTCAGTTTACCGGCAAGGAACCCCACCGCCTGGAAGAAGACGGAAGTCTGACCCCGATGGCAAAGGTCGTGGCCGTTTGATTGAGACAAGGAAAATTGCTTCAAAAGAAGACTTTGCAAGGATCAAGGCAAGCTGCCGCGTTGTTGCCAAGAGGTTTGGATACCCGGAGGAGGCCGATGACTTTTTCAGCCAGGTGTGCGTGTGGTTCTGTTCTGGTGTCGGGGCCAAGTCCTCATTTGACCACCTCTTTATCGACTATCTACGGAAAAATTATGGTCGCACTGGGGCTGGCGGCCGCAATGAAAGATCACGCCATCACAGGTTTAACGGACTTCTCGCGCCGGACGGCTCTCTCGCAAGAAGAGAAGATGGCGAGACTGGAATCACTCCGGACCTGCTCGTATCACCAGAGCCTGATGATTCTGGAGGAGCTTCAGGAGGCCTCAGAAACGCTTGGCAGTTTGCTTTCCTCTTTGGAGGAAGGGAGGCTGAAGTCTTTGAGCGCCACGTCCTTGGAGGAGAGGACCTGATAGCCATTGCAGACGACCTTGGGATCACAGGGGGTAGGATGTCGCAAGTCCTTGGCGCCATGAAAAAAAAGATGGCAAGGCTTGTCGACTTCAAAGAGGCCATGGAACGGCTCGAGTGGGATGAGGGCTTTGGCAGCTACGAGGTGGAGTGGATCAGGCTGTGAGCTGGACAGAGCGAGACGAAGCGGAGCTTAGACGGCACTGCGCCGAGGGAAAACTCCTTCTTAGAGAGATTGCCGCGCTCCTTGGGAAAAAAGTTGGAAGTGTCGGCTACCACGCAAGAAAACTTGGCATCTACAAGACCCCAGCCGGCCGGCAGGGCGAGGGAAAAAGAAAGCACAAGCATCTTAGAAGGGCGGCTTTTACTTTTTTTCTCACCCACAGCTTTGAGGAAACAGCCGAAAAGTTTTCTCTCACGAAAACGCAGCTTAAAAGCCTAATGTCTGTCTGCTACAAGGACCCAGAGTTTTCCCATTTAAGAAAAGACACGAGACGAAAAGACCCCTGGAGCCTTGAGGAGATGCTTTTTCTTCTCAGATTTTCAGGTGTCCAGCCCCGCTCCTGGATTGCAAAGAGCCTTGACCGCTCAGGCGCGCGAAACATCAAGGAGAGGATGCAAGGGTGGAACGCCTCGACCAAGTGGCTTAACGGGATGCCACTTGCCTGGGCTAAGACCCTCTGGCCGGAAGCAGACCCGCCCTCTTTTAAGACGGAGGCCGGGCCTACCTACTTCAAATTCCGGATTGTCACCTGGCATGACGCAGCTATTCTTGCAGGCAAGTACAAGACGCCGCCAGAGATCAAGGCTTGCATCCGGGCCATGGTGCGGTTTCAAGAGTTCATTCACGGCACCAGATCCAAAGCAGCGATCAAAAGACGTTTCACGACGGCACTTTCGGGAGGGAAGAGATGGGGCAAATTCAAAAGCGCGAGCCATCCGACGCGGTCTTTGACACGAAAACCGTTGTCAAAAAACTTGAAAGCTACATGGACAAGGTGACGGAGAAGGAGTGCAGCCCGGCCACAGTCCAGGCAGCCGTCAACTGCGCGGATAAGATTGTCGACATCCTGCGCCTTCACCTCGACGTCGAGAGGCTTCGCATCAAGCGGACGCCGTGAGCCCTTCAAAAAACATCTGATTTTTGAACGCCAAAAACGGCCCCTTGCCCCCCAGTCATAACCGGGGGTTGGCGGCCTGTTTTCAGGGGGGTTTTTTGAACGCCCCCCGCATTTTCCGGATAAAAATAAGCTAACCAACTCAAATGGTTAGATAAACTCTGTTTTTGCCACCAAAAAGCCAATAGATACGGACTGTTATACGATTTTTCTAAATGTTTTCAAAAATCTGCCGATGTCCTTTATATAAGGCGCGGGATTGGCCTGCGCCAGGACAAAGGAGGAGCGAGATGAAAACAAAGGCTTTTATTATAGCGAATAACAAAGTGGTCGCGGAAGTTGAAACCGACTTAGGCAATGGTGCAGATATCATTTTCGGGTATCAAAAAGTGGAAGAACACATCAATGCGAATCGGAAATGGAATCTTGTAAATTCAAAAAACGGCAAGATTTCGAGAGCAAAAAAGTGGCGAAAAATATTCAACGGCCAGGCGGAAGGGATGCAATATGGGAACGAAATAAATCAAGGTGAGTTTTTTATTCGATAGGTGATGTTATGGCTGGAAAAAATCAAAAGCTGGTGAGCCAAGGCGAAACCGTTGCCGCCGTCGTTGAGACCTGGGAGGCAAAGGCCCTCAAGCGCGAGGCAGAGCGGAAAGGGATTTCCGTCTCGGCCCTTCTCCGCCAGGTCGTCAGGGACCACGTCAAAGCGGACAGTCCTCGTCCATCTCAAGCTCGTGGTAAAGAGCCCAAATAAAGACCTGGTTCCAAAGAAGCCCTTCGACCGACCTCTCTCCGGCGTCAATCGCCCGCCCGGTGACGACATAGCGCCACTGGAAGGCCTTTGATTTCCCGGCAAGGGTCGCAGTGAGGATCTCCTCCCACGGGTGCCGTTCAGGAGAGCTAAGGTCGAGGCCCCTCATCTTGTCTTCAAGCCCCCGCCGCCTGATCTCGTCTGCCACCTCGGCTGCAACTTCGACGGGATTCACTTCAAACAGGCTTGGCTCTCTTTTCATGGCATCCTCCCCCCCCTTATCCTTTCGGCATTTCCCTCGGCCTCAAAAGATGAAGGGACTGCCCACGGCGGTGGGGTCTTCCACTACAGGGGAACTGGTGGAAGTTTAAGCACAATCTTCAGTCCCTCGCTTGGCGGCGGTTTATTCTCACAAAAACGACCACCCACTCGGCTTGGGGGCCTTTGGATGAAGCAGGAACGCTGGCTTGTCATCTCAGACCTTCAAGTCCCGTTTGAGGCTTCAGGTGCCCTCGACTTCTGCCTTCGCGTCGCCAAGGACTTTCGCATTGATCAGGACCATGTCCTGTGCGTCGGAGACGAAGTCGACCAGTATTTTGGCTCCGCCTTTGCCAAAGACCCCGACCAGAAGATTTCAGCCCGCGAGGAAATCGAGGAAACACTCTCTCGCCTCAACCGCTGGTACCGCCATTTTCCAAAAGTGAAAGTCGCCATCTCAAACCATGGCCTTAGGTGGGCCAAGAGGGCCTTTGACGCCCAGATCCCGTCGGATCTGATCCGCCCCTACCAAGAGGTGATCCGTGCCCCAAAGGGATGGCAGTGGCGGCATGAGTGGGTGATCAAGGCCCGGCATCCCTTCAGGATGATTCACGGCATGGGCTACTCAGGGATGAACGGCCACCGAACGGCAGCGATTGACTCTGGCCTCTCCACCCTCATTGGACACCTGCACAGCCACGGAGGCATTGCCCACGTCAATAACGGCTCTCGTCCGCTTTGGGGGATGAATGTCGGCTGCCTTATCGACCCCGAGAGCTTTGCCTTTGCCTACGGCCGGTATTCAAGGGCCAAACCAACAAGGGGAGTGGGAGTTGTGGTCGACAGCGGAAAAACCCCGATTTTTGTCCCCTACGACGAGGTGGCCCGATGACAAAAAGACGCTGGGAGGGGCCGCGCCAGAAGGACTACCCAAAAGACATTATCGTTGGAGACTCGGTCTATCTTGTGCGCTTTGTCCGGGCGATTGGAGGAGAGCCGGCAGGATCAGACAAGGAGACCCTTGGCCTTTGCTGCCCGGGTGAAAAGGAAATTCTTTTGAAACAGGGCATGACCCCGCGCGAGAGGATGTCCACCTTCATCCATGAGCTGTTGCACGCGATTGAATTCGAGTATGAAATCGACATCCCCCACAAGCTCGTCTACCAACTGGAAGGCCCATTGACGCAACTTGTCCTGGACAACCAGCCGTGATGATCTCCTACCTTCCCCTTTACGCTGCGACTTGCATCTTGGTGGTGCTTTTCTCGGCGCTCTTTATTTCGGCCGCTGCTTATCTGATCGCAGAAGGGGTGCGCGCCGAGTTAGGATTCCTTCGCCGCGAGCTTTTGCGCCTTGGAGTGAGACTTGAAAAAAGCGACCGTAACGATTGACCCGCCTCGCCCGCACTCAAAAAAGCAGGCCCTCATCATGGGGGCTTTTCTCATCCCTGGGCTTCGGGAAATTTATATCGCTGCCGGAACCAAGTTTGGGAAAAGTATCTCGGCCGTTTCCGCCCAGGCGAGCCTCGCCGTTACTAGACGCCAGACCAAGCACCGCTGGGTGGCCCCAATCTACGAGCAGTCCAAAATTGGCCTTGATGATTATTTCCCGCGCATACTGCCGCCCGCCCCGATGACCAACATACGCCCCGGTAAAATGCTGATTGAACTGCCCGAGTTGGAAACCTCAATTGAGTTTTGGCACGCGAAGGACCCGATGTCGCTCGAAGGCAAGGCGATTCACAGTTACGTAATCGACGAGGCGGCAAAATGCCCGCACCAGACCTACATCTCGGCCAGGACGACCACGACGCGCACCGAAGGGCCGATGATCATCGCCTCAACCCCTCTTGGAAAAAACTGGTTTTACAGCCAGTGCATGGAGGCCAAAGAGCATCAGGAGTGGGCGATCAGGAACGGCCGCACGCCGGAAAAAATCTTTATCACGGCCCGCACCATCGACAACCCGACCATCAACCCGGCCGTGATTGAGGCGGCAAGAAGAGAGCTTCCAGAGAGGCTTTTCCGCCAGTTTTATCTTGCGGAATTCCTAGACGACGGATCCGTCTTTGCCGGCACCCGTGACTGCCTTTTTGGGCCGGAGATCGACTGCTACGGGGACCGCCAGCGGTGGTTTCTTGAAACGCCGGAAAGGCGTCGGGTCGTCATCGGCGTCGACTGGGCGAAGACCATCGACTACTGCGTCTTTTCTGCCATCGACATCGAGACGCGCCAGGTGTGCGCCTTTGAACGCTTCCACAAGCTCCCATACACGGAGGCCATCAGGCGGTTGCATCACTTTGCATCTTCCTTTGAAAATGTCGAGATCATCCTCCATGACAAAACAGGAGTCGGCGGGGCGATTGACGACGCCATGGCCTCTCTTCCCTTTGCCTACCGGGGCGTCACGTTTTCCAACCAGTCAAAAGCCGAGATGGTCTCGCGCCTTATCACAGCCGTGGAGCAGCGTCAGATATGGCTTCCACGCTGGCAGACGCTTCTTTCCGAGATGGACAGTTTTGAGGTGAAGACGACGGCCGCGGGATCTCTCACCTACGCCGCCGCCACGGGCAAACACGACGACACGGTGGCCTCCCTTATGCTTGCCCATAGCGGCCTGCTCAACTACGGTGATAAAACAATGGATGTCTTTTTTCTTGAGGACTTAGGACGAGGCCCAGAAAAAAAGGCGAAGCTAGCCGGGGATGATTCCCTCGCCGGTTTCTACCAGTCGCTTGCCGAGGACGGTGACGACTAAAAAAGCCAGGATGGCGCACGCGATGTCAGAAAAAATCCGCAGAAAAAAAACAGGATCCATCACGGCCGTCCGTGACTACCAGGCCTTCTACGGCTCCCTCCCACCTGAGCCTGAGAAAAAGAGCTTTGACCTTATCCGCGATACCGACCCGGAATATATGCTTGGCCTCTGGCAGTCTGAGACGAAGGCCGTCATCGACGCCGTGACGCTTAAAAGCCTCTTTTACTCGGAGGACTGGGTCTATATCACGGTTGACCGCATTGCCTCGAAGATTTCCTCGCAGTGGCTTCGCGTCATGCGGGAAGAGGTGGTCGACGGCAAAAAGGTGGTGAAGCCAGACGAGGCGCATCCGGTCCAGCGGCTCCTTGAGACCCCCAACCGTTTTCAGGACTACCATTCTTGGATGTATTCCATGGTGGCAGACTTGTGCCTTCTTGGAAACGCCGTCATTTACTACGCCCCGGCCTCTGGGCAGATGGTTCCGGTGCCAGCCGAGCGTGTGGTGCTAAGGTTTGACTCAAGCGGGCAGCCTGAGGCCTACGAGGTCACGACGATCACGCAGGACGCGCAGCCGCTCATCCAAAAGGGAATGAAGATCCCGGTCGACCAGGTGTGCCATCTAAAGCGCCCGAACCCGTCGTCTCTCATGTGGGGCCTTTCCCCGTTTCTTGCTGGACGACCGAGCCTTCTTTTTGCCCGCTATTCAAAAGAATGGCTGAACAACTTTTACATCAAGGGTGCCCAACCTGGGCTTGTCCTTGAGATGACGGAAGAGGCGAACGAAAAGGCCCTGCTCCGCCTTCTCAAGAGCTTTGAATCGGCCTACCACGGCCGCCGTGGGCAGAGAAGAACCCTTGTCCTCCCAAAAGGGATCAAGGCCAACCCCATCACCCACAGCCTTGCCGACCAGCAACTCAAGGACTATGTCGCCCAGAACCGCGAGACGATCCTCGCCCTGCTTGGCGTGCCAAAGCACGCCGTGTCGCTGGCCGAATCGGGGAGCCTTGGATCTGAAGAATACAAGCAGGCGATGAAGGACTTCTGGGCCGGTCCCCTCAAAAGTTTCATGAGGATCATCGCTGGAACCTTGACCCGGCATCTGCAAAAAGAGCTTGGCGGGGGACGGTTCCTTGAGTTTGACCTGTCGGATGTTGACATCCTTCAAGAGGACCAGGGGACAAAGGCCGATCTTGCAGAGAAGCTCATGGCAACCCACACCTTGAACGAGGTGCGGAAACTTCTTTACGATCTTCCGCCCCTTACGGACGGGGACCGCACGCCAGGCGTCAGCCAGATCCCATCCTTTGACCTTCCGCCGCCACCGGCCCCGGTCCAGCAGCTTTCTGCCAAACCTGAGATGACCCTTGCCGCGCAGACGACCGAGGCGAAGCCCAATGAGAGGATGGCTGCCTTCCACGCGATCCTAAAGGCCAATCCTAGGTGGTGGAGGAGAAGGACCGACATCCTTTCGTCCAAGGCCAAGCCGGCCCAGGAGAAGATGGCTGGAGTGATGGAGGCCATTTTCAAAAAGAAACTGGACTTGACGCTCGCAGCCCTTGAGAAGTCGAAGAAAAAGGGTTTTTTCCAGAAGGCTGACGACAAGCCGATTTCGATGACGCAGTTCAAGAAGAACATCCAAGCGGCTTTTGACGGGCTGACGGATCAGTACATCGAGGACACGCAAGGGGAGCTTTACGAGATCGTCCGGGCCGGTTACAACGCCCAGCTAACCCTTCCCATCAATATGCCAAACCTTGACCGGATCAACGCCCTCCGGGTTAGAAACGACGAGTCCCGCCGACAAATCCTAGAGGCTCGCGGCATTGACGCCTTCAAATCGGTATCAAAAACAACCACGGAGAACGTCATCACAAGGACGGAAAACGTGATGCGTGCCGTCGAGTCACGAGTTTCAGCCGGAGAAACAATCGAGGAAATTTCAACGGCGATCAAAAAATACTTTACTGAGGTCGGCAAGTCGCGCGCCATGATGATTGCCCGCACGGAAGTCCTGACGGCGGCCAGCCTCGGTGAAGCGGCAGCCATGGAGGATGCGGCCGAGGCCATCGGAGATTCCGACGAGCTGATGAAGGTCTGGGTCAACGCCTCAGACGAGAGGGTCAGGGGAAACCCGGACGGGGACTATCCCGACGCCAAGGCCGACCACTGGCACGTTGCCCAGGAGGATCCGATCCCATACGACCGGAAGTTCAGTAACGGTCTCATGTTCCCGCGCGACCCAGACGGCGACCCATCCAACACGATCCAGTGCCGGTGCACGTTTATCACTTATCCAAGGAGCCAAGCGGCAGCCCTTGGCCTCGACGACTTTACAACCCCAGATCCGTGGACGGAGACCGTGCGATGAAAAAAATCTGCTTTGACACCTTCAGGGTGAAAACCCTTTCCGGAGGAGAGGATGTCATGATCGAGGGCTTTGCCAACAAGGCGGTCATCGACCGGGGAAATGACCTGATCGAACCCAAGGCCTGGAAGCTCGACAACTACAAGAAAAACCCAATACTGCTTTTTGCGCACGACCCCGCAAAGCCTGTTGGAAAGGCCCTTGACGTCAAGGCAACAGAAGACGGCCTTCTCATCAAAGCAAGGCTCTCGCGCTCAAAAGACCCGACCGTCTCCCTGGTGCGCGATCTTGTGAAGGAGGGGATCTTAAACAGTTTTTCTGTCGGGTTTGATGCCAAACACGCTGAAAAATCAGCGGAAGGCGCTAACGTAATCAAGGACGCCGAGCTGATGGAAGTTTCGATCGTCTCGATCCCGATGAACCAAGACTCGACTTTTTCCGTGACTGCAAAAGACCTGCGGTCCATGACGCTCAAGGAGGCCAGAGTGGCTGTGCTGAAGGCAAAAGGGGACGACAATGCTGCGAAGGTCGCTGAGATCATCGCCTCGGGCCAAGAGCTTTCTGCCGTCGCTGAAAAAGCTGGGATGGCCGAAGCTGCCCTGATCGACGCCATGGCCTCCGGTGCGGTGACGGCAGAAATCCTAAAGGCGGTCGCCCCGGATGAATCGGCGCCCAAGGAGCCAGTCGATGCCCCCGCTCTGGCTCAAAATCCTTACGGCGAGGTGTGCATCCAGTCGGTTCTGGTGCCAAAGGCCATGGCCGGAACGGCTGAAGAAGCTGCCGCATGGGCCGAACAAAACGGCTTTGAGGCGGCCAATGTGATCGACGCCGGAGAGTTCTGGCAGCTTGATCAGGAGGCCAAGGAGTTATTCGCCTCGGCTGAGTTTACGGCAATGGACCTTGGCGGCGGAGTAAGAGCCATGGTCGGCGTCATGAAGCCAAAAAATTCCGAGTCTGCCGAGATGGAGGAGAAGGCAGCGCCGGTGCAGGAGGCTCCTACGGTCCCCGTCACCGCGACCCCGGACCCGTCCATGGTGCAGGAAAACCCGTATCTGGACCTTGCCAAGCAGACCAACGTCCTTTTGGCGCAAGTGGTTAATGAGCTTCAAATCGTTTCCAAAAAACTTGACGGCATGACCGCCATGCCAGCTCCCATGAGAGATGAGATGGCCTCGCCAGAGGAGAAGCAGGCGGACCCAATCACGGAAAAGATCATGGAGATCGCCCGCATTCAAAGTGAAACCATGTCAAGGCTTCGCCGCCTTGGCGCGTAGGATAACGAACCAACTTGGGGCAGGACGCCGCAAGTCTAATTAGTTCCAAGGAGGGAACAAAAAATGGTGACGAAGGAAACCGTTGAAAAAATGCTCGAAGAGGCCAAGGAAACCAAGGCCAAGGTCGACGCGGCAGAAGCTAAGGTCAAGGAAATGGAAGAAAAGACTGTGAAGGCCCTGACCGGCATGGCCCCCGCTGGTTCCCGCAGCTCCTCCATTGAAAACCGTGCCCTGACCGCCTTTGGCGTTTCAAGCGCAAAAGACCTGCTCTCTGTCAACACGGCCGATGAGCGCTACGCGGCAGTGCCTCAAGAGCTTAAGCACGCTGTCCGCCAGCTTAAAGAGGCCTGTGACACGGGAAGAAAGATTGCCCAGATGTTTCACGGCCAGCCGGCTGACAAAGGAAGCTACGGCGACCGCCCTGAGAATCTGGCAGCCGTTCAAGGCATCGAGTCGACCTACTACGGAAAAAACGTGGTCGCCCCGCTGCTGAAAGCCTTTAACACGACTGATTTTGGCTCGTGGCTGCCGCAGGTCGTAAGCCAGGTCTATGTCCCCGAGTATGAACTGGACATGACCCTTGAGGACAAGTTCAAGGCCATCAATATGCCGACAGCCAAGTACACGCTGCCGGTTGTGACGGGAGTCACCAAGGCCCGCAAGGCTGCGGAAGGGGCAACCATTTCGGCCGCCAACTTCAACAGTGACAAGGTCGAGCTGGAAGCCGTCAAAATTGCAGAACACTTCCTCCTGCCGGAAGAGCTGACCGAAGACTCGGCACCGGATGTCATCGCCATCACCAAATCAGAGCTGGTGGCAGCCCACAAAAGAAGCGTGGAAGCTGCCATCATCAACGGTGACAATGACGGCTCGCATCCGGACTCTGACATTCAGGCTGCTGGCTCCGACGTGGCAGAAAAGCTGTGGAAGGGCCTCCGTGCTCTCGCCCTGGCGAACACCGGAGCTTCTGTCAACTTCAACGGCCCGGTGACGGAAGCTCTTCTCATCTCGATGATTGGCAAGATGAAGAAGTTTGGCGTGAACAAGAAAGAACTCATGTGGATCGTCGGTCCCGGTGTCGACGCAGCGCTTATGGGCCTCACTGCCATCTTGACGGTGGAAAAGGCAGGTCCCTTGGCGGCAGCGATCCTCAATGGACAGCCCTCTGCCATCCTTGGGATCCCGGTCTATACAAGCCAGTTCATGCGGGAAGACATGAACGCCTCTGGCGTCTACGACGGCGTGACGACAAGCAAGGCAAGCGTCCTTCTTGTAAACCACCGCCGCTTTTTTGTTGGCGTGCGTCGCCCGCTGGAAGTCCGCCTTCAGATGGCCCTGCCAAACCAAGACCAGTGGATGCTGGCCTCATACCAGCGCAAGGCCTTCAAGGGTCACGCCCAGTCGGCAACTGAGATGTCTTGCGTCTACGGCTACAACGTCGCAATCTAACAAACACGGTCGGGGGACAGTGTGGGGGAGAAGTGGGGGCTTAACGCCCCCCTTCTTTTTTGTCACAATGACTTTTGTTTTACCGTCGCCCTGGGGTGTTTTCCGTGCCAGAGCTAATTAAACTAAGACCCTACCAGGCCGTAGCCGCCCTTGAGCTTTCTGAAAGGCAGGCTGGCACCTACCGCGAGCACCTGTGGGCCGAAGGCCAGGCGATCCTCTCAACGGTTTTTGTCCAGTCCATCACCGCCGGGGCAAGGCTTCGCGTCAGATACCTTGACCAGTCGCTTGGAGAGGCCTTCCATGAGGCCATGGAGCTTGGAGGACACGAGGTCATCACCTCTTCTCTCACCTCAAACAAGACGCTCATCACCCGGTTTCACAACCAGCCAACAGTCGTTTGCGAGGTGATCGGGGGATCTGCCACGTTTGGCGTTTTCATTTCCATGGTGGACGCGACGGCCGACGCTGATTTTGGTTTTGGAAAAACGCTCACCTTTTGTGACGCGGTCGGAACAGCACAAGTTTTTTTGCCGCCAACGGCAGGCCAGAAGGTGCAAGGACTATCAGTGAGATGCAGCATTGACCAGCCGACATCCAAGCGGCTTCTTTTCTCATTAGACGGCGGCGAGAAATTTATTAAACTTGCCCCCGGTGAGGCGTTCAGCCTTGCCCCGCGCGGTGATCTCAGACAGATCATCGTCAAGTCACTGGCCGATCAAACCTCCTACGAAGTGGTTCTCAACACAAGCTCATGACAACCTCTTTCCCCATCTTTACGAGGACGCAGACTGCCGAGTCGACCCCGTTTGATGGACCAGCCGCTGGCCTTGTCTCTACCAACATTCAAGACGCAATCCTGGAGCTGGCCTCCGGCGGGACAAGCCCCCTTAATTTTGATTACATCGCCCTGAACTCAATCAACATTGCCGAGAAGAAGGTATCCCTGGCTAAGATCCCGTCGTCTGGGGCGATTTCGCTGGACGTCGTGGGCGGCACAACGCAGTTTCCGGGGAGCGATTTTCAAGTAGCCGGCAAGGAGCTTTCATGGGACGGCCTCGGCATGGACGGCCTTCTTGAAGAGGGGGATGTCCTTCGGGTGATGTACCCGTCTGATTATGTTGAGATCGAGTTCCACGAGTTCACGGCAGGCGAGATTCTCTCAGGCGAGTTTGAGCTTACTTCGCAGCCAATCTTCCCCTCTCTGCTTATGATGGACGTTGTCGGGGGAGCGCCGCAGTATCCAGGTCTTGATTTTTCCGTGGAAGGCCGAAAAATTGTATTTCGCGGTTTTTCCCTTGAGACTCTTTTGGAGCCCGGAGACATCGCCAGAATCATCTATCAAAGCTACTAGGGCAGTCTGGCAGGATGCCGGGCCGGTCAAGTAAAAGTTCTCAGCCACACGCCAGGGAGGGCACAAAATGGCTCAGATTAAAAAGAAGTTTATACTCAACGGTGCGGTCGACGGCGACAAGCTGCTTCTGCTCAACAACCAGGCGATCAAGGCCAAGGACGCCCAGGGCGCTGACCAGGAGCTGATGAAGCTCGACACGGACGGCATCCTTAAGCTGCTTAAGCTGCCGCAACTGACGGCAAGCCCCGCTGTCTCGGCTGACGTGGCGTCAAAGGGCTATGTTGACGGCTTGGCTGAGACAGAGCTGGCAAGAGCCCAAGGCGAAGAAGCTCGCATTGAAGGCAAAATCAACCAAGAAATCGCTGACCGCGAGGCAGCAGTTTCAACCGAAGCAGCTCGCGCGCAAGGCGAAGAAGCTCGCATTGAAGGGCTTGTAGGTGATGAGGTCAAAGCCCGTGAAGCCGCTGACCTGGGCCTCGACGGTCGTTTGCTGACATTGGAAGCTGACCCGGTCACCAAGTCTTATGTTGACGCCGCTGATACCGCGCTGCAAGGCAATATCGACGTTGAAAAGGCGCGTATTGACGCAATCCTTGAGGCATCGGACGCAGACAAGGATTCATTCGCTGAAATCGTCCAGTTGATCAACTCGGTCGACACGGAAAACGACAACGCATTTGCAGCCTATGTTCTGTCTAACGATTCAGCAGTGCAGGCTGTTGTCGATAACCTGTCAAATGAAGTCACGGCTCGCGCTGCCGCCGATCAAAATTTGAGCAATCAAATTTCGCAAGAGGCAAAAACCCGCGCCGCGCAAGACACCTCTCTCAGCAGCTCGATTGCAAGTTTGCAAGCGACCAAGCAAAACAACTTGACCGCAACCCTGCCTTTGAAAATCGTCGGTAACACTATCAGCGCGAACCAAGCAACCAGTGTTGAACTGGGATACGGAGCGGACGCCGCCGGTATCGTTTCCGCCGCTGATTATACCGATATTGTGACTCGTAAATTGTTTTTGGCGTACAACACCGGAAACACGACATTCCTTGATTTGAGTGCGGCATCGTCGACGAAGTTTGTTTACGATTACCGTGGTAATGCGAACGCGACCTGGACTCTTGGACGCACGTTCCCTACCACTGCCGGTCGCGGTTTTTGGATCAAAAACAAATCAAACTACAATTTGACCATTTCATCGCCAGTTTGTCCGATCGAAGTTGACGGCGGAACAGCGACGTCTATCGTACTTTATCCAGGCGAAGGGACGTTCTTCGCTTCCGCGACAGCTACCTACAGGATGTTGACTAAGCCGTACCAGGCCAACATTAACGCTGTCTCGGATGCTTTGGCTGTTGAAACGCAAACTCGTGCAAGTCAGGACGATGCGCTAAGCCAAGCCATTGGAAATGAAACTCTCCGCGCTCAAGCCGAAGAATCCCGCATCGATGGACTTGTTACGGCGGAAGCTGCGCGCGCAGCGGGCGAAGAAGCCAGAATCGAAGGTCTGGTAAATGACGAGGTTTCGCGCGCAGCTGGCGAAGAAGCAAGGATTGAGGGCAAGGTCGATCAGGAAATTGTAGACCGTCAGGGCGCTATTTCTGATGAACAGGCCGCTCGTCAAAAGGCAGACGATGCCCTTGCTTCTGATCTGGCCGCCGAAGCGAAATCCCGCGAAGCCGCTGACATGGGACTGCAATCTGCAATTGATACTGAGAAGGGCCGCATCGACGCGATCCTTCTTGCGTCGGACGCAGACAAGGATTCGTTTGCGGAAATCGTTCAATTGATCAATTCTGTTGATACTGCGAATGACAACGCATTTGCGTCCTACGTCCTGTCTAATGACGCTGCTCTGGCTCAAGAGGTCAAGGATCGTCAAGCCGCTGTTTCCGCCGAGGAATCTGCACGGATTTCCGCTGTCAACGGTTTGGCTTCCGATCTTTCCGCCGAAGCTGCTGTTCGTCAAAAAGCCGACAATGCCCTTGACGCCCGCCTCCTTGTCCTTGAGGCGGATCCAACGACCAAGGCATACGTTGACGGCCAAATTGCTGGTGAGGCAGCGGCGCGCACCAAGGCCGACAATGCTTTGGACGCCCGGGTTTCTGTCCTTGAACAGGATCCGGTGACGAAAAAGTATGTCGACGCCCTGATTGCAGCCGAGCAGGCCGTGCGGGATGCAGAGATCACGGCAGTGGAAGGTCGCCTTGACATCATCGAAGGTGATGCCACGACCGCTGGCTCGATGCTTTACTACAAGGCAGAGGCCAACAGCTACACCGACAAGTTGGCAGCAGCCCTTGACCTTCGCATCGACTCGCTGGAAGGAGTGGCCTACCACAAGGAAAGCATCACCTTGACCGGAGGAGACATCACCGCCGGTTACGTCGATCTTTCGCTTGAGGCAAAGCCCTACTCGACGACGGTCTTTATTGACCGCCTTGGCGCTACCGAAGGGGTCGACTACACCGTGTCTGTGGTTGCTGGCAAGACGCGCCTGACCTGGATTGGCGAGCTGGCTGCCGGTGGAAGCTCTGAGCTGTTTGCTGGAGACAAGGTTAACGTCACGTTCGCAAAGTAAGTTAGTGTCTTTTTCCCCTCGGGGGCTGGCCCAAAAAGGCTGGCCCCTTTCATTCATCAGGAGACAAACAAAATGGCTTATGCACCAGCTACTGGCGGACCGGGAACAGGTTTTAGAGGTGTAACGTGTTTTACTTCCGACGGTAACATGATCTACGTCGGCGGTTCTTTTACCACTGTTGGGGGCATTAGCGGGTTTAAGTACCTCGCTCGCTACTCCGCTGCAACAGGGGCTGTGGACACCACTTGGAAGCCGCAATTGGGGTGGGTTCCGCGAAACCTTGTGTTTCATAAAGGAACTAATGCCATTTTTGTGGCTACTAATGCTCATTGCACAAAATGGTCTACAACTTCTGGAACCCAACAGACGTTTCTTACGTTTACAGGCGGCACCACCTCAGACGGATTAGTGCTTGATGGCGACACCTTGTATGTAGGCGGTGATTTTACTTCTGTTGGGGGGCTTACGAGAAACAGGCTTGTAAAAATTGACGTGACTGGAAATTCAGGCCAAGGAACTGTTGACTCATCTTTTGCGCCAAACGTCAACGGATACGTCTACACTATTGCGATTGATGATAACCACGTTTATTTTGGCGGCGTTTTCACAACTGTCAACGGCTCGGCGTCTCGTCAAATTTGTAAAGTGAAAAAAACAGACGGAACATTTGCATCCGACTGGTCAGTTGCAACGAGGTTTGTTAACGGAACGGTTCGGGTCATTTCCATTTTAAGCGACAACAATCTCTACGTCGGCGGTTCATACCTCCAAACGTATGCTGGAACCTCGATTAGCAACTCTTTTGTCAAATTGAGCAAAAGCGGAAGCATCATATCGTTTTCCATGCCAGCGGGCCTTGTCGACCCGGCGAACTCATCAAGCTATTGGTCCTCAATCCTTGAAATTGACAATCAACTCTACCTTGCACGCTCAAGGACCGACGTTTCTGCGCCAGTTAATTTCTTAAAAGGCTCTAACAATCTGACTTCGCTGGTATTGGATTCTGCGTTTACAGGAACTGTTGCAGGAATTTCCGGTGGTACTTCGCAGCAGGTTTTTTACAGCAACGGTCTCAATCTGTTTGTAGGGCTTACGGCTGACAGCGGAACCTACAATGGCGGCGCCGTAAATCACCAGCACGCGATCAGCAAGGCCACTGGAGCGGTGGTTGAGCTTCAGGCGGACACGACGGCTCCAACCGTGACGCTTTCGTCTTCCGTCGCAAACGCAGGCTCAACAAGCCAAAGCCCAGTTTCCATGACAGCCACTTTTTCTGAGACGGTGACTGGATTCACCGTTGGCGACATCACGGTGACTGGGGGAAGCGCCTCCAACTTCACAGGGTCTGGAAGCTCCTACACGTTTAGCGTGACGCCATCGGGACAAGGCAGTATTTCCGTCTCTATTGGTTCCGGCGTGTGCCAAGACCTCTTTGGAAATAGCAACACGGCAAGCTCGTCCTACAGCTTTACCTATGACAGCGTCCAACCGACGGTTTCTCTTAGTTCAACCACCTCCAGCGGCTCAGCAGTCAACTCCTCTCCTGTCCTTGTCACAGCCACATTTTCTGAGGCGGTGACTGGCTTCGTGGCAGGAGATGTAACGGCGTTTAATGCAACCATCAGCGGGTTTTCAGGATCCGGGACAACCTACAGCTTTTCCGTCACGCCTTCAGGCCAAGGTGCGGTTTCTGTTTCCATCGGCTCTGGAGTCTGCCAGGACGCGGCCGGAAACATGAACCAGGCAAGTGCCCCGTTTCAGTTCACTTACGACACGATCCAGCCGTCAGTAACCATTTCCTCTCTGGTTTCAAGCGGCGGGTTTGTTTCGGCCGGCCCTGTTTCCATGACGGCCACCTTCTCCGAGCCGGTCACTGGGTTTACCTCTCAAGACTTGTCCCTTGGAAACTGCTCCCTTTCTAACTTTTCAGGGTCAGGCACCACCTATACATTTGACTTGCTTCCGGCAAATGACGGTGAGGTGACGGTATTGATCCCGGCAGGGGTTTGTCAGGACAGCGCCGGAAACACCAATACGGCAAGCGGCTCTTATAGTTTCACCATGGATTCTCTTGCTCCCAGTGTTGTCCTATCGTCTTTGACGGTTCTGAACGGGGGAAGCGTCTCAACAGGGCCTGTTTCCATGGCAGCCACTTTTTCCGAGGCGGTCACAGGGTTTACCTCTGAGGACATCACTGTCACAAACGGGTCCGTTTCGAGCTTTTCAGGGTCTGGTGGTTCTTATCTTTTTTCGGTCGCGCCATCCTCTGAGGGACTGGTTTCAGTCCTTATTGGGTCCGGGGTTTGCCAAGACAGCGCTGGAAACAACAACGCCGCATCAAGCACATTTTCCTTCACATTTGACTCGGTCGCTCCAACGGTCACCATCTCTGCCGTTAATGCCGAAACTGGCGCAGCAGTACTGTCTGGAAGCGTCATCGCGCAGATTGCCCTTGTCATCACCGCTTCTTTTTCTGAGGCCGTCACGGGGGTTTTGGCTGGGGATTTCTCTGTTTCAGGCGGAGCTGTCTCAAGTTTTACGGACCTTGGTGGCGGCCAGTATTCAATCCGGCTGACGCCGTCTCAAGACGGCCAGATGTCTATTTCCCTTCCTGCGGGCGCTGCCCAGGACCTGGCTGGAAACAACTCTGGCGCTTCTGGGACGCTCACTTTCACCGTTGAAACGCCAAGCCAGGACGCTCCTGTTGCAACCATGGCGCAAGGCTCTGTTGCCGCACGGGCACCTCTTCCGGTGACTCTCAACAAGGCAGCGGTTGCAACGTCCTCTGGCGTGGCTCAAAACCTCTGGCGTCGCGTCCTTCTTGTCTATACGGCAGCAGGCAAGCCAAAGGTGGCGATGAGCTTTAAGCCTTCCCAGGCATCTCCTATGGCCCGTTTCCGTGCCGGCAGCGCGGCAGCCTACCAGCTTTCCGAGATGATTGTCGTCAAGACCGACGGGTCTTTTGCAAGGATCCTGCGGGCAGGCCTTGCCGCAGCGTCGCAGTATGACATCACGGTGACTTGAGTGGGGCTTTGGTTTTTTCCTTGCCTTGGGGGGCCTAGTGCCCCCCTTTCTTTTTTATCGTGACGACAAAGGTCATCACGTTTTTTTTGTTGACCGATATTTCATGCGGCGTGGTTTCAACCAAAAGCCTGCCAGAGCGGCATTTTTCCTCAAAGTCCTTTAGATGTGGCCTTCCTGCGTCGACAATGACTGCCTCTTTCACGCCTGCCTCAAAGCCCTGAAGGATAGTGTCGGCAAGGGAGAGGGCTTTTTCGCGGTCGTAGATGATGTCTGAGCCAATCAGGCAGTCTATTTTGTTTTCAAGAAGAGAGCTGATCCCCTTCCAGTCAGATAGGACAAAGGTGAAAAGCGGGCTTTTCTCAAGGCCATTTAGACGCAGGTTTTCCTCAAGAAGGGTCTTGGCGTCCGGGTGGAAGTCAACGGCTGTCGCTTGGCCTCCGCGCTTTGCAACGACCATGGATGGAAGGGCAAGGCCAGCACCAAGTTCAAGGAAGTGTTTACCCTCAAAATACCCCTGTGGTTTTTGAGAAATAATGGTGGCAAGGGTACGCGCTGAATCCCAGATAAGCCCGTAGTATGGGGCCTTGTCTTTTTTTGCCACTCCGGTGCCGAGTCTTTTTTCGGCGGCTTCATTCTCCTCAGAAAAATTCCTGATCGTCGTCACGTTGAGGGTCACGTCTGAAAATTTGACGGTGGTGAAAAGATACGTCACGGGAGGTCTTCCTTTCTTTTTGGTTTTTGAAGAGGCTATCTCAAAACAAAAAAGTTTTTTCGCCATTGAACCTCCTTGCACGTCCTTGGATGAGGCCTGTTTTTTTCCGTGAAAGCGGCCCTTGAAGTCACTCTGTTGGCGTGTGCAAAATCTAAAGCAGCTCCTCGATTCCCCCCCGGTCATGGGAACCAGCAACCTGTGGCCGGGGGCTCTACTTAAAAAAAATCCCGGAGGGAAAAACGATGAACCTCAAAACCGTTAGGCTTCCAGACGGCTCAAGCGGACCTACGATTCTTTGCCTCAAGCAGCCGAAGTTTTTTGTGGCCGAGGTCTCGGTTGGTGAAATCTTTGAAGTGCCTGATGAGATTGGCCACGCGCTAATGGCAAAGCACCCAGGGATGTTCACCGAGGCTGCAAAGCCTATTTCTCAGCCAGTCGACTCCTCGCAGGTTAAGATGACCCGCAAGGTGTCTTTCCCGCAGAAAAACGCCTGAGAAAAAAGAAAATCGCCAAGATGGCGGCCTTTATTTGAAAGGACGGGCTAGGATGGCCCTTCGATCAAACGCCCTCACAACCCTTTTGCAGGCGAAGTCCCATCTTGGCATCCCGCCATCTGAGACGAGCCTTGATGCGCGAGTTGAGATTCTCATCAACGTCGCAAGCCAGCACATAGAGACCTGGACGGGGAGGAAGCTGAAAAGCCAGACCCACACCCAGCTCTTTGACGGGAGGCGTCAAAACTCACTCGTCCCGGCCGAGTTCCCGGTGACGGCCATCACTGAGCTGCGGGTGGACCAGAGCCACGAGTTTACCTCGCCTGATACCCTGTGGACGGAGTGGATGATCTCTGACGGTGGCCTCACGGTGACGCTCCCAACCCAGTATTTCCCGCAAGGGTACCAAAACATAAAACTCGTCTATACGGGCGGATATGAAGAGGTTCCGGCTGATCTTGAGTACGGGTGCCTGCTTCTCATCGAGTGGCTTTACCGCTTTAAGAATGGCGGCGACATCGGCCGGACGTCAAAGAACAAGGGTGACGAGTCGGTCGGCATCCTCCAGCAGATCCCTGATGTTGTGAAGGAGCATATTGCCCCCTACAAGCGGCTTGAGGTTCCAGGCTCCCTCTCGCCCATTGGGCAGCAAGGATGATTAAGTATTCGGTCGAGACCAAGGAGATCATTGACGGCCTTCGCCGGATGCGGGCCGCTGGCCTAGTCGGCAAGAAAAAGGCTGCCCTGATTGAAATTGGCGTCGGCCTTGCCGCTCGCATGAAAAAAAACTATCTGGCCTCTGGCCTTCGCATAAGAACCGGAAACCTCATCAACTCCATTCGCTGGGAGCTTTTCAGCTCGCGTGGGATTGAGGGCGTTTCGGTGGGTTCGTTTGGGGTTCCCTACGCGGCCATCCACGAGTTTGGATATTCAGGCGAGGTAAACGTGCCAGGCCACACGCGGGACGCCTACCGGGTAAGGGCCTATGAGGTGAGGGCTCACACTATCAAAGAGCACACGCGCGTCATCAAATCAGCCTTTGGCCGACCAATGACGCCCCGCAAGATCACGGTGAAGGAACGCCTGGTGAAAGCGCACACGGTCAAAGGCCACATGGTCAAGAGCCATGCCGTTAAACCGCACACGCGCTATGTTGATATCAAGGAAAGAGCGTATCTCAGGCGCTCCCTTGCAGCCGACCGGCAGAGGATTCTCCGCATCATCAACCAGGCCTACGGGTTTAATCCATGAGCCTAAAGACCGACATCGCTGCGGCCATCCTTGAACGGCTGGAGTCCGTCACGGCACTCAAATCAAAGACCTTTGACACGGTCAAGCTCCTGGCATCAGACTTTCAAGACCACGAGCTGCCGGCGGTCCAGCTCATTGACCTCGCCGAAACGGTGGAACACGAGCAGCGTCGGGCCAAAAAATACTGGCAGATCGCCCTTGAGGTGGTCCTAAAGCCTAATGAGTTCGGGACAAAATCCCAGCGTGATCTTTGGGATCTCTGCTATGAGATTGAGCGCGCCCTGTGGGAAAGGCCAAATCTCAGGATTCCCGGCATCATCCACCTGAAACACCTTGGCAGTCAGACGGATCTGCACCTGCTGGAGCCCCTATTTTTTGCAAGACTTGATTTTGAAGTAATCTATTACCAACCACTTGTGGACGAGGCTTAGGATGAGCCCCGTAAAAAGGCCAGGGAGGGCCTGAGACAATGGCGAAGAACTATAAGTCCATCTACGAGTCGTCAAACGATGCCTCGGCCCTTGAGCAGCGGTTTTACCTCAAGGCCGAAACCAGCCGTGGAGAGATCGCGGCCCCAGGAAATTCTGATTTCCTCTACGTCCTTTCTGGGTCGTCAATCCAGTTCAGCCAGCCAACGGAACTTTCCCCACACAGGTCCGGCCGCCATGCGACGGATATCATCAAGAAGAAAAAAGAGTGCTCCTTTACCATCAAAAAATACTTCAACATCGACACCTCGCTCGGCTCGGCCGATGACGAAGAGATCGACGTGCCGGTCAAGGTGCTTTACGAATCCCTGCTCGGCGCAAAAGACCTGACATCAGGTGCCAAGTTTGACGCATCGGTCGCCCCGAACGTGACGTTCAGCCTCTTTGAAGTCTCCGACAAATTCTCCCGTCAGGCGCGTGGCGGCTTTGCCATGGGCGGAAAGCTGACCTTCCCGGGTGACGGCGAGGCGACGGCTGAGATCACTGGAAACGCTGCCGAAGCCTATCTGGTTGGCATTGGCAAGGTGACGACAAGCTGCAACGGTGGAAACGTGGTCGCTGTCCAGTCGGGCGAGCACGAGCTTTTCCCGGTCGGCTCCCTTGTCATGATCGTTAAGAATGACGGCACGACCCGCTCAAGTGACACGACGTCTGCTCCCCGCAAGGTGACGGCATCGTCGTCTTCCGGCGTGACCCTTTCCGGTGCGGCACTGGCTGACTGCGACGGATCAACCTCGCCTGTCTTCCTGTGCTACTGGGAGCCGGCATCTCCGGCAGGGATCAACAACCCGCAGACCGGCCTCCAGGGCTCGATTGACTTCGGCTCACTGTCGACGATTGTCCGTTCCTGTGCGGTTGACATCCAAAACAACCACGAGATGGTTTCTTACGCCTACGGCTCTGATTCTCTTTCCTTTCCGTTTTTTGTCCCGGGATCGCGCCTTGCCGTCAAGGCAACGGTTGAGGTCAACTTGAACAAGGAAAGTGCAAAGTTGTTCAACAAGGTCCAAAAGTTCGAGGCTCAGGCGATCACGGTAAAGCTCGGAGACGACACCGGGCGTCACCTTCAGGTTGAGATGCCAAAGGTTCTTTTCTCGGTGCCAAGTTTTGATGTCCCGGACACGGGGTCGATCCCGGTCAGCTTTGAAGGAAATGCCCTCCAGTCGGCCCTTGACGCCGCAGATGAGCTGACGGTTCATTTCAAATAGGCCTTTCCTCCAAGAAGGGGAGCCCCTAGTCTTTATGACTTGGGGCTTTCTTTTTTTTCATGGAGGAAAAAAATGGCTATCAAGCTGCCATCTTCCGGCGAGACGATTGAAGTTATCGCACGGGTTGACTCGGCCATCACGCCAACTTCTGAACAGTATGAGCAGTACCTGAAGACGCTCGATGAGACGCTTCTGCCAAAGGTGGAGGGGCAAGAGCCAACGCGCTTTGTCATGCGAAAAATCCTGCCTTGGCGGCTTTCTCAAAAGGTAAAAAACGAGCAACTATCCATCGGCCGAGAAGGCAAGCCTGAATTTCGCTTTGCCTCGATCACGGAAGAGGTGAGATGCGCCCTGGTCGGGATCAAGAATCCGGCCTCGCTTCCAAAGGAAGATCACATCGAGTTTTCAAAAGACGGTGACGGCGGGGCATCCGAGTCTCTGATGGCCTCCCTTGATGCTGCCGGGATCGTCTGGGATCTTCACCTTGCTCGCACCAACGCCATTCAGGCGGGGGCCGAGGCCGTCAAAAAAAAATAATAGCGCTCACTGAACTCTCCTTTGCGGATCATGCCCGGCTCAAAAAGGCCGGGCGTTCTTTTGACTGCGCCACCTGCCCGGAGGCGGTCCAGAGGCTTAGGCGTTGCCGCGAGGAGAGGGAGGATTTCACCGCGGCCGACGGCGCTCTCTGGCCCATTTATGTCGAAAAAGGCGGTGAGCTTTACTCTTTCTGCCCGGGCAAGGCGACCTGGGACAGCGAGGCGGTGAGTTTGTTTCGTCTTTTGTCGGTCGCTGCCGAGACGGGTAATATGTACGAGGCGGGGGGCCTTGCAGACCAGCCAGACTGGTGGATTGACCTCTCGTCGTGGTTTCTTCGGCGTTACGACGACGCCAAGTTCGCAAGCCGCGTCCGTGCGGTTCTCGGCGAGCAGCCCCATGGAGGGGGCAAGTAATGGCCGTATCAACCGACCTTCTTTTTAAGATCCAGGCAGACACAAGCCAGGCGATCGTCAAGATCACTGAACTTGAAAAGCGGCTTTCCAGCCTGACCGATGGCGGGGCTCAATCAGCCAGCCGGTTTCAAGGCGTTGCGGCGGCTTTTGGCAGACTTGGCGGCGCGGCTGTTGTCTTAAATCAAGGGCTTGAGTTGGCGGAAAAGGCTTTCAGGACGCTTGCCGTCCCGGCCATGGATGCCGTGAAGGCGTTTCAAGAAGGGGAGGACGCATCAAAGCGTCTGTCAAACACGCTCCGGCTCCTTGGTGACAAGGACATCAAGGGGACCATCAGCGGCTTTTCCTCGCTTGCGAAGTCGCTCCAGGAGACGACCGGAGTGCAGGACGAGGCCATTTTGTCTCTTCTTTCGGTCGCAAGGGCTTCTGGACTCACAAGCCAGCAAGTGCAAAAGCTGGCAAGGACGGCGGCCGATTTCAGCTCTGGGGCCGGGATCTCTTTTGAGCAAGCGTTTATCTCCCTTCAAAAGTCCCTCAAGGGGTCTTCCCTTGGGATTGCCACCTTTGCCCCTGAACTACTCAATCTTTCAAAAGAACAGATGAAAGCCGGGGCAGCGATTGACTACCTGTCTCAGAAATATGACGGGTTTGCCAGGATCACGGCCGAGTCGTTCTCGATGTCCCTGCGGCGTGGTGCTCTTGCTTTCGAGGATCTTAAAAAGGCCGTCGGCCAGGTTATCTCGGAAATCCTGAACATCGGCTCCGGTGAAAACTTCTTTGTCGATGCCATCAACAAGATGACGGCCGCCGTCAAAGAAAACCGCGAGTTTCTGATCCAGTTTGGAAAGGCCATCATTGGAACCTTCCAGGACATCGGCCTAACCATCTCTGGGATCGTAAACGGCATTATTGCTTCCCTTAAATTGCTGATGGTCGGATTTCAGGGCGTCGTGACTGGCCTCAAGATTGGCGGATCAAAGTTCGGCCTCTTCGATGAGGAATCAATCAACAAGTCAAAGGCCGCAACCGAGTCATGGTTGAAAAGCGTCGTCGATTCGACCGGAAAAGCTAAAGACGCCTTCTCGTCCATGTTCAAGGTGGACATGGCGATTGAGAAGAGACTGCCGCCAGCGGCCAAGGGCGAGGGACCACAAGGCAAGGCCCGCAATCTTCCAGAGCCAGTCAATCAGGAGGCGGTCAAGGCGTATTCTGATCTCGTCGCCAAGTCCAAGGAGATGCAAGTTGCGATAGCGCAGGCATCTGGCCTTGAAAGGACTGCGATTGACCTGGAGGTCGAGGGGCAGCTTCTCAAGCTCGAAAACCTGCGTGAAGAACTTAGGCTCAAGGGCCAGCTTTCAGATGCCGCCGATGCTGAGATCGCAAAACAAAAGCAAATGACAAGGGATCTCGGAGATAAAAAGAAGGCGTCCACAGTCAGCGATTCCTTCGGGCAAGCCGTGGCAACTGGTCGTGAGATTGCGGGCCAGATCAGCGGAGCGTTTTCAGAGGGCACCATGGGGGCCGTCATGGGTGCGGTTACCGCAGCCAACGCGGTGGCTGATGCCGTTCAAGGCCTAATTGACTTTGGTCCGAACCTGCTCAACAAGATCGCGAACATCTTTTCCTCGCTTGCCGATCTGCCGATCAAACTCCTTGAAGCCGTCATGAACATTGACACGGCCCTTGGAAAATTCATCGAGAAGTTCCCCGACGCGATGGTCAATCTATTTTCAAAACTGCCAGACCTTGCGGCTTCGATTTTGGAAAAGCTAGGCGTATTGGCCCCAAAGTTGGCCGAGGGCGTCATCCGAGCTGTCCCGCCTTTTGTCATTGCGCTGGTCAAGGCAGCCCCAAGAATTGCAATAGCTATGGCTAAAGGCTTTATCGACGGCCTCAAGGATCTCATCGGCGGGCTGTTTGACGGGTCACTTTTCAAGATGCCAAAGTTGCTTGATCCGGCTTCGGCCGCCAAGGACATCAAACAGATCGCCCGCCAGCTCACGGAAGAGGCGAGCAAGGTTTTTGCCGTCCTTGATTTCGCTGAGGGGGGAAAGCGGGCAGATACGGTCGTTGCACGGGTGAACGAGGCCGCGAAGAAGTCAAAGGACTTGTTGGACCAGGCTTGGCGCAACGTGGAGATTGGAACCCAGCGGTTCCTTGATTCGGCTGGCCGCTTCCTGCAAGGGATTCCGGCTGCCTTTCAGGTGGCGTGGTCTGGGCTTGAGCAAGCGATAGGTCCATTTTTTTCTGGCATAGCAGACCTAATTTCATCTGCCGGAACAGGCATTGTAAACGGGCTTGTCAACGCTCTTTCCGGTATCACATCAATCTTTAAGAATCTTGGCAACGCCATCTGGCTTGGCCTGCAAGACGGCCTCTCCGATCTTGGTGGCCTAATCGAGCGGATTTTTTCCGGGGCTGGCAGCGTCCTTAAAAACGTCTTCAAACTAGAAGGTGACTGGGGCGGAGGCCGCGGGCAAGTTGAAAAGCTCCTTGGAATTGACGTGCCGTTTGTTGCCTTCGCACAAGGCGGTCTTGTCCCGGGTAGCGCAGCCGTCGCCGGGGATTCCCCGCTCAATGACAAGATCCTTGCCCTTCTTTCCCCCGGCGAGGCGGTCATCCCGCGCTCTCTTATGGGCGATCCCAAAATAAAATCCCTTGTCCAAGCGGTGCTCTCTGGAGACGTCTCGGCCCTCAACCTTGCCTACGGCATCAATGACATTGGCCGCTCCATTTCAACTGGAGTCAAGGACGTCGGCGGGGCCGTCGCAAACCCGTTTAAGGATGTCCTTGGATCCGTCTGGAACTCGCTCAGCCGGGCAGCGCAGGATGCCGCCTCCACCATTCAAAGCGTCCTTGAAGTTGGTTTTGACGCGATCCAGCAGGCTGCCAACACCCTTGGAAGGCCAATTGAGCAACTTATTGACGAGATCATGAAGAGGACAGCAGGAGGCCTTCGCTCGTTGATCTCTCTAAACGCCGAGCAGGCGATTGGCTTTGCCTCTGGCGGGCTTGTCCCGGGCGTTGGCTCCTATGACTCTGTCCCTGCTCTTTTGACGCCAGGAGAGTTTGTGCTCAACAAGAGGGCTGTCGACTCAGTTGGCCTCCCGCAGCTTAGGGCCATCAACTCTGGGGTAGCGGCGGCAGGCGGGGAGAGGCAAATCCTTGTCAACCAGACAATTGAGGTCAACATTGAAGCCAAGGAAACAATGGACGAGGCCTTCATCCGTCAAAAGCTCCTCCCTGCCATCAAAAAAGAGCTGAAAAGGGCATCTCTTGACGGACAGTTTGTTTTGAGTGCGAGTGGGGTGCGGTCGTGACCTATCTATCCAAGGGATACCTTGAGCTTCCTTACCTTCAATTTCCCTATCTCACGGCCGTAAACGGCGAGATTTCAGGGCTTCAAGTCCAGTTTAAGGTGACAAAGCCAAAGGCGACTGGCGTTGAGGTGGTCTTTACCCTTCCCAACAACGCAAGCCAGGCGCACACGCAGTTTGAAGGGCGGATCACACGGGGAAAATCCCTTGGCATTCAGTTTGCCCCAATCCGCTCGGCGGTCACCGGAACACAAATCACCTATGCCCTTTACAACACGACAAACCTCCGCATCCTTTACGAGTTCTCCTCGCGCGGCTCAAAGGAGGCCAACGGACAAAACTGGTCGGCCAGCTCGACTGCTCCGGGTGATTTTTCGGTCAGCAATCTTAATACGGACATCCCAGAGCAGGTGTGGCGATCTGCCGCTGGGGTCAAGACAGGGATCATCCTTCAGTGCGACTCTGGCGTCACCCAAGGGGTTTACGTTGATACGTTTGCCATGCTTTCTCACAACCTGACGACGTCCGCTGATCTCATCCTGCAAGGCTCTGAGACAAGCGACTTCTCGGCCGTTGGCTTTGACCAGGTCGTCTCTGTCACCAAAAAAGACAGCTTCTGGGTTTCTCAAAGCCTTCCGCAAAAGGCCTACAGGTATTGGCGGCTTCAAATAAGTGACCCGACCAACTCAAACGATCACCTTGAGGTGGGGTGCGTCCTTTTTGGAAAGGCTGTCATCTTCCAAGGGGATAACATCGTGGACGAGGTGACTAGAACCACCAAGCACTATGCAGACAAGATTGAGACGGAAGGCTTCACCAACGTCACAGTAGACCGTGCGGTGAAAACCTCTGTTGGCCTTGAAATGAAAAACTGGGCCTACGGGAACGGAAACTACGACAGGATGAAAGAATTTTTTGACGCCTGTCGAACAGGGCTGAAAGCCCTTTGGATCCCGACTCCTCAGTTTCCAGAGCGGTTTGCGGTCTTTGGCAAGATGACTGCGATCCCCGCAGAAAAGCACAACGTCAAAGGCTCTGATGCCGACTACATCGACTTTTCTGTCGAAGTGGATGAAAGCCTATGAGCGGGAGCGACCGTCGCCAGTATCTCAGTGCAACCGAGATCAGTCAGGATCTTTTGGATGCCTGCCACGACAACCTTGAAATTGCCCTGGAGATGATCTGTGAGATTGAGTCCCCGGGAGGGGTGATCCGCCTTTCAGACCGCAATAAGTACGTTGGCGGCAATTTCTATGAGGCCCGGATGAAATTCCCGGTCATCTCGCGGACAGCAGGCGAGTGGCTTTCTGGCGAGATCCAGTTTCAAACGGCCGAGCTTGAGCTTTCCAACGTCGACGGCAAGTTCAACTCCTACCTCCCAGGAGGGGCTGATTTTGAAGGCTGGGTCGGCCGCTCGGTTGTGATCCGCCTTGGCCTTGGAAAGACTGAAGCAAGCTACCGGACCATTTTTTCTGGCAAGGTGACTGAGGTTGGAGGCTTTAAGCGTTCAACCAAAACCATCCGCCTCACTGCCAGGGATGACTACGACTTTCTAAACGATAACCTCCCAAAGACAGTTTTCACGGTGGCGGCCTACCCGGACATTGAAGAGGCGAACCAGGGCAAGCCAATTCCTATCATTTACGGCGACTGGACCACCTCCCTTGACCCGGACAAGGCATGTGTCCCTGCCTTTGTCCTGAACGGAAATAAGGCCACTGTGACGGGAGATCCAAGGGACGCAGTTGAGCTTAAGGTGGCCTCCCACGCCCTCTTGTCCTTTGAAAGGGGGCACGTCTACCTCCAGCGAGGAGACAGCGTCTGGCAAGTGGCTGAGGCCCAGGTCCAGGACGTGAACCTTGTGGAGGCCAGCTTTAAGGTGGCTCAAGGGGGAAGCTGGCTTACCGATTCCTCGGGCTCCTCGACTGCATATCAGTTTGAGCAGGGGGACAATTTTTTTGTCCGGGTGAAGGGAAAAGACTTAGGCCTCTTTTCAGAAAACATTGTGTCGCAGGCGAAGGATCTTCTTCAGTCTTGGCAGCCCCAAACCGCCGCCCAGTTTGACGCCAACTGGGAGGTCTTTCGAGACAAGGCCTCTCCTGAGGAAAGTGCTGTCTCCCTCATAAAGAGCCGGATCTGGCTTGGAGACCAGATCCCGCGCCTTCAGTATGTCCTTTCCCTTCTTGAACAGGTGAGGCTTGAGGCTTTCATCGACCGCGATCGCAAAATCAAATTAAATAGCCTCCACCTGGACGACTTTGTAAACGCCCCGGCCATCATCCCGTCTTCTCTTCTTGTGACAGCGACCTTTTCAGAAGGCGTCAGCGGATTTTCCCAAGGGGATATCTCGTCAACCAATGCCGTCATTTCCGATTTTGAGCGCCTCGCGGCAGGGAGCTACCGCTTTCGCCTTCGCGGTCAGGAGCCAGGCCTTGTGACAGTCAGGATCCCCGCTGGCATGTCGCAAGACTCCTCTGGAAACCAAAACCAAGCCTCAAACCAGCTCAGCTTTTCAAAGGCTGACTCAAGTTTTGTCATCAAGAACTGGGACGTCGTTCGCGGGAGTTTTGAGCTTTCGATCTCTGATGAAAAAAACGCCTTTAACCGTGGGCAGGCTGCGTTTGACTTCCGTCCAAACCGGGGGGAGAACGCCAAGCTCTCTCCCGTCTATAGAAACCAGGCGGCGATCACCCAGCAAAGAAAATCCGTTGCCAAAAAAGTGGTCTTTCCAAATCTTTTTGACGCTGCCACCGTATCAAGGCAGTTCAAGGAGATCCTGAAACTATCGTCTAGCGGGTTTGAGATTGTAAGCTGCGCCCTCACCTGGCGGGCCATGCTCCTAGACATCGGCGATTTTGTCCGCCTTAATGTCAAGATTGGCTCCACCCAATTTGACGACGTTCCTTGTATGATAAGAGACATTGGCTACGACCCTGAAGGATTCAAGGTTGTCGTCAAGATGTGGAGCCTCCAGATGGTTCCTTTCGGGACCTGGCAACCGGGCTACGACGGCACGGTGGGCGGCACGGCGGCAGTCATCACCGAGGAATGATGGCCATGGACAGGATGTCCAAGAGAAAAAAAACAAAAACACCTTAGGATGAGGTGCTGCGCATGACGGTCCTTCTTACCATTTCAAAAACAGCCTCCGGCAGTGCGGTCTCTGACACCCTCTCTGGAACTGGAAACACTGGGCTTGACCTCGGCCAGTGCGCCAACGGTGGCTACTCTCCCATCAGTGGAGCCCAGGCCGACAACGCCGGGGCGGCCGATCTCTATATCAGGTCCGATGCCACGGTTGACCCTGTGACCGACTGCGGTTTTTATCTGAAGGCCTTTTCAGGAAACTACGGCGGAGCAGTGACTGCCTCTGATGACCTGACCTACCTTCTTGGCCTTGGTGCCGCCGACACCGGGGCGACCAAAAACAACATTGACGGGCTTTCAAGCGGACTTCACCTGGAGATGTCTTGGAACGTATCCCAGGCAAACCAGTTCCTCCCAGGGCGCGAGGCAACGGGGCAGAAGAGGATTTTTGGAAAAACCTACTCTGGGCTTGATGGCTCGGCGCCTGAAAAGGCTTTTCCCGTCCACGTCGACGCCATGAGTTTTTGGAACGGTTCGGCTGAGGTGGACGCCACCTCTCCTGTGACGGGTAAGATTGGGAAAGCCGACGACACGGTCCTTGGAAACCGCGCTCACGTCAAACTGCGCGCCTATCTAAAGCAGGCTGCAAACGAGGGCGGAGTCGCCCAGGTGGACCTTGTCACGATCTACAGCTTCACCGCTTAAGGGGCCAGATTGTGTACAGGCTTCGCTGGCGGTTTGAATATTTTGACGGAAAGCCGGCACGCCGTGGGCCGTGGGACCGCTCCTCAAACTCTCCTGATGAGATGGCAGCCTTTGTTTCCAAGGAAAATCTGGCTGCCGCCTTGATCGAGGGAGAAGACATGACGAGCTGGGAGGTCACGGTCCTCGCCGAGGTGACGGGGGCTGACTTCTGCAACTTTGAATGGATTGCAGGCGCTGCCTACGGGCTTTCCTCGGGCGGAATGTACTACGAGCTTCTTGGCCTTAAGATCAGGGCAAGAGACAAGGTCATCTCAGTTCTTCGCGACGGCTCTGTCACGGAGGCGGATAGGCCTGAAACGGACAAAAAGTTTCATCTTGCCGGATACGGCAAATAGCAGGGGATTTTCTCATGGGTATTGTTGGCCGCTCAAAACTTGATCACCCATCCCTTGGAGACGCTGGCGGGTCAATCCTCCACGGAAAAATCGAAGCGATCTACGAGGACATATCAAACCACCTTGGCGGCAGGTTTAAGGCTTACTCTGGCGCTGCTAACTCTTCGGTTGTTACCTATGAGCACGGCTTTGGCGTTTCCTTTGCAGAGCTTACGGTCCTTCTTTATACGGGAGCGCACCCAAACCTGATGAGGGTTTCTGATCTTGCGGCTGCGGGGTGGACCGTGACGGCTAACCAAGCCAACGCCACCACCCAGATTGACATCACTTGCCCAGCCGCTGGCGGGCCTCACACGTTTGCCGTCTTTGTCGTCCAGGGCCGTGTCATCACGCCTGGATCTATTGCCAATGCGGACCTCGCCGCTGGCGCCGTTAAAAACGCCAATGTCGCCTCCGATGCTGCCATTGCTGACTCCAAGCTCGCTACCATCTCAACCGCCGGTAAGGTTTCCAATAGCGCCACCACGGCCACCAACGCCAACATTCAAGGCACAATTGTCGCAAGGGATACCAACGGCAACTTCTCGGCCGGGACGATCACGGCAACTTTAAATGGAAATGCCGCAACAGCGACAAGTGCCACAGGGGCGGCCAATTTGACTGGCTCAAACCTCACGGGAGATGTCACAAATAACGGAAATGCTGTCACGCTAAGCCCGATCTCAAACGCAAAGATTGCCGCGAACGCTGCAATCGACGGGGCCAAAATAAATCCTGATTTTGGCTCCCAGAACGTCACGACGACCGGGAATATTGGCGGAACCAACGCCCTTATCACCGGGTACGAGGAGCTTTCGCAGATTGCAAAACCGAATACGAATCCGGCCTCTGGGAAAGTTAGGGTCTACGCCAAGTCAGATAGCAAGCTCTATAAGCTCGACAGCAACGGAAACGAATCGGCTGTGGGGTCTGGCGGTGGATCCTCCGGCGTCAACTATCTAGTCGACTGGTACGACTCAACCAAAGCTGTAGGAACCGTGTCCACTGTTGCTGCTGGCGGAAACGTAACCGTCAGCGGCTCCTTCCCGTCTGTGACGTCAGCCTGGTATGCTGACGCAACATCTGGCGCAGCGGCTATTGCGGCAAGCACGGACAACACGCTTCGAGGCACGACAAACTACCTAACAGCCCTCTCGGGAGCATCGACCAGCGGCGCGACGTTTGTTCAGTCCCCTGTTTTCAACATCGATGGTGAAGACTTGGGCAAGGCGCTCACTGTCCAGTTTGACGTTAGCGGCAACACGACTGACGACGACTGGGACGTAGTGGCTGTCCGTTACAACTCAAGCGGAACATTCCAAGAACTCATTCCGATTGCTGGTAACGTGTCCACGATGACTGGAACGCCGTCAGCGAAACTGCCGCTTGGCGTAAAGACGTTTAACGGCTTCTTTATCCCAAGCTCGACTGCAAGCGATGTGTACGCAATCCGCTGGCGTCGTCGCAATGGTTCTGTGGCGATTCGTTTGGACAGCCTTGTAGTAGGCCCGAATCAGGTGCTTCAGGGTGCGATTGTGACGGATTGGACTACCGTTTCCAGTCCGACTATTCCAACGGGTCTTGGTTCTGGTAGTGGCTCATGGGACTACTACCGACATCGCAGGGTAGGCGGAAACTTAGAAATTGATGCGAACTTTAGAAAAGATGCAACAGCCGGAACTGGCGCAACCAGTGTTGGTTTTGCCTTGCCGATTTCAGGCATCACTCTTGATACAACGAATCAAGCAAATATGGGCTCGGTGTCCGTTTATTTGGCTGGCGGATTGACTGGTTACAGGGCGTCAACAGCAAGTGCATGGACATCTACGACTTGGCGTGTTGCAAAAGACGGTGCTGGCGGTCTTTTAGTTGGTTCCGATATGGCGGCCAACTCTCAAATTGGTTTTAAAATTACTATCGCTATCACCGAATGGCAATCCAACACCCAGCAGGCAGCGCGTGCGGTTGAGGAGTATGCGTACAATACCGATGCCTCGTCTACTGGTTCTATAACAGCAAGCGGGTTTGCAAATGGGCCAGACGGCGTGGCAATTAGCTCAAACTGGACTGCTGTTGGTACTACAACTTATTTTAGAAGGGTTAGATTTCAAACGCCAATTTTAACGACAGATACGCTGTCTCTTGAGTTGTTTGACACTTCAGCTAATCAATGGACATCAGCAAAAGAAATATTTCCTCGAAATGTCGCTTCAACATTTAGCTATGGAATGTGGGTCGAGCCAACAACAACCTCCACCGATGTTGATGTACGTTTTGCTATTGGAGGTTCTACAGCATCGGGTTCTACATACGGCTCTAGTGGGTCTGCTTGGAGTACGAGAACTTCATACAAGTGGCGCGTTCGGAAAGTCTCTGGCGGTGCAGCAGTAGGCTACCCAGTTGGCGCAAGGAACGTCATCGGCGACACCACTGGTACGGCGGTTCCGGCGGGGTATGTTGGTGAAAAAATTACTTTCACAACAACATCTGTCACTGGTGGAAGCGGTAGCTGGGTTGCCAACTCAACTTCAATGGGTTCATTGACTACAGGAGTGTGGTTGGTTTGTATGACAGGTGAACCAGCACCGGCATCTGCTTGTAATCACGCAAGATGGCTAATGTCAACAAATAGCACCAATGATGGTACTGGGTCTATTATAACGTGTGGCACAACTTATGCTGCAAATGCTAATGCCGCAAATCAGCCAATGGTATTCATGCAAGCTGTGTATGTAGCAGCCGCTACTACTCCACTATATGCAAAAGGATTTGGAGAGGACGCGACGGTTGTAATTAACGTATCTGGTTATGCAGTCCGCATCGCCTAACATGAACCGAACTATTTGGAACTAATATGCTAATTAAAATTTTACCAGGCGAATACTTGTGGTTGGAAAGTGGCGGCTTTATTTCGGCGGTTCGTATCGCTTAACATATGCTAGAAACACTCTGGTACATTCTCAGCGGGCGGGGTCTCACAAAGCGAGGCCCGCGTCCACCTTACGAAAGCAGTAAGCTGCTGGTAGACAAGTATCTTCTC